CTGGTGATGCATCTGGTAGTGTATCGTGGGATGGTAATGCTAATGCTACGTTGAGTGTGACTGTTGCAGATGACAGTCATAGTCATAGTAACTACATAACAAGTAATGCAAATGATACATTTACAGGTAACTTAACTACAGGAGCGGATAACCATATTACTTTTGGGCCTAACAGTACTTGGGCAAGCTATTTAAGGGTTGGTGGAAACGGTAGAACAGTCTCTGGCACAACTTCGGCTTCTGTTGTTACAACAAACGGTAATCTGCACTTAGACAGTGGCACCGACAAAGGAATGTTCCTTAACTATTATGCAGGTACAGCTGGTGTTGCTTTTGGCAGTGGCGCTAGTAGCATTGTTGCCTTTATGGGGCCAGATGGTGATTTATGGAAGGGCGGTTCTGATAACTCTGGAAGCAAATATTGGCATGCTGGCAATGACGGCTCTGGTTCTGGCCTAGATGCTGACCTGCTTGATGGATACCAGCTAAGCACAACACGCAACGCAGCTAATACTGTGCCTGTACGTGATGCTAATGGTTACTTACAGCTTGGCTGGATCAACACAACATCGGGCTCTACTACAAGCACTATAAATAAGATATACGCATCTTATGATGATTACATGCGTTATGTCACACCTGCTACATTGATTAGTCAGCTAGGTATTTGGACATCTGGCAATGACGGTTCCGGTTCTGGCCTAGATGCTGACCTGTTGGATGGCTTGGATAGCACAGCATTCCTTCGGAGCAAGGATCGAACAAATTGGAACACGTCTCCTAGTGTTATTGGTGCTGTAGTTGGTCAGCTAGCTTGGAAGCAATACAGCAATAATCATACCATATTTGACGCTTCCGCCAGTACGACCCCTAGTGGCACGTCTTGTAACAACACAAACCCTGATTACGTATGGAGCGGCACACACCCTACACTTATGGGCTGGAATGGCGCTAACACCTACGGGGTGCGTGTGGACAGTGCTCGAAATGCCGACAATGCAAGCCTGCTTGATAGTATTGATAGCAGTAGTTTCTTACGTAGTGATGCAGATGATAGCTTCTCTGGTGGGTTGGTGTCCACGTCTAGAGATGAGGGAATCTTTGGAACCTACGACAGCTACAAGACAGATCACATATGGAGCATGGGTACTGCTTACAAAAACCATGCAAGTGGCACTAACTTTGGTAATCTTTATGGCTTGGCCTACAAGCATACTAACAACGCTACTGGTGGCACTATGGCTAGTGGGCATCAAATGGTTTGGTGTCAGAACGGCACACCTAACGCAGCAATGGGTACTAATATCTGGACAAGTGGTAGTATCATTGTTGGTGGTACTGTTGACGGGCGTGATGTATCAGCGGATGGCGCAAAGCTGGATACGATTGCCACCAACGCTAACAACTATAGCCTACCAGCATCTCCCAGTTTTACTAACATATATATAAATGACTATGTTTACCACAGTGGCGATACAAACACCTACATGGGATTTGATAACGTTGACAATTGGAGGGTTGTAACGGGCGGTACAACACGCATGCAAGTCGATAACAGCACCACGACCATGTTTAACAACATATCGATGAGTAATCATTACCTCGACATGAATAACAACGCCATCTACGGCGTCAATCAGATCTTTCACGAGGCTGACACCGACACCTACATGCAGTTCCACGCAGCGGATCAGTGGCGTGTTGTAGTAGGTGGGTCAGAGCGGCTAGAGGTTAAAAACTCTTCGCCACACGTTCTTGTGTCAGGAGATTTAAACAGCACTTCTGATATACGCTTGAAGGATAACATCAAGCCTATTGAGAATGCGCTTTCTGACGTGTGCAGACTTGAGGGCGTGTCGTTTAACTGGAAGGACACAGGCACCAAGGCGACGGGCTTCATAGCGCAGCAGGTTGAGCCAATCTTTCCAGACTTGGTGAACACAAATGAGGATGACGGCATCAAGTCTGTCAACTATATAGGTTTGATCGGCCACTTGGTCGAGGCAATCAAAGAGCAACAGGCGCAGATCGACGCGCTGACGGCAAAACTTAACAGCTAATAGTTCAAAAGGAGAACGAAGATGGCTATACAGGTGGGCGGCACGACCGTCATAAGCGACACCAGAGTTCTGTCAAGCGTGACGGGATTAAAGACGGTTGGCGGCGCGTCTATTCTTGGAAGCGGCGATATTGCGACTGGTGGAAGCACAACCGCAGGAGCTGTTGGGACTTACGCAATGATGCAGCGAACAACTGGGTCGGGTATATTATATGAAGGTTCAACAATAGCAGGTTCATCAGTTGCTTATTCAAATGTTAACTGGTCATCAGATTTTACACGCACTGCAAGCGGAACATGGCAAGTTATGGGCTATTACTCTGGGTCTGGTCATGGTAGCACTAATTATATTAGCGTCTGTGTGAGGATTTCATAATGAGCATAGTAATCACACAAGTCCGTAATGCGGCATCACTACAGTCAGACAACGCTCGTATGGACGTAGAGATTAACCACCCACAACATGGCTGGATACCCTACACACTAGACCCCGCTGACACTGACACGACTATCGACAACGATGCAGTCATGGCCCTTATCGGCACAAACTTCACAGCATATGTTGCGCCTACTCAGGAAGAGTTAGATGCAGCCGCAGCGGCACAGGTTCGTGCACATCGTGACAGAATCTTAGCCAGAGAAGTTGACCCTATTGTGTCTAACCCTCTGCGTTGGGCTGGCATGACCGCTGATAAGCAAGCTGAGTGGTCTGCGTATCGCACTGCCCTGCTAGACATTACAGAGCAGTCTGGTTTCCCGCACGACATCACATGGCCGACTAAGCCTGAGTAAGGACTTATAATGCTAGGCTTCTCAGCACTCTCTCAAGCACCTCTCTCTCAAGCTACAACAGCTTCTGTAGCCTTGGCTTTCCTAGCTTCTACTCTAGGTCAGGCTACACCTGGAGCTATGCTTTTTGATGCCAAAGCACTACATACTACAGCTAGTGTTTCTGCAACTACAGCGGCTAACATACTGTTTGATGCCCAAGCTTCAATAGCTACAGCAGATGCCATAGCAAGCACAGCTATTAGTGATGTATTATACGCAGCACAAGCTAATGTAACTCCTAGTGCTGCTACAGCAACCTTCACTACAGGTACGTTAGACTACGAAGCTTTAGCACACATTACACCTACAGGTGCTGTAGCTACAGGTGAGGCAGATCAGTTTGGTGATGTAGACGCTAAAGCTAATATTACTACTACAGGCACAATAAGTACCACATCTGTGAATGATTTTGCTGATGTGTTTGGTAAGGCAAGCGTAGTACCTTCTGCAGTCTCTGCTTTCCTCACGATCTACATTGGTGACTTTGCTGATGAGGATGCCCAGGCTAGAGCCTTTATGCCTCCTGCTGTATCTGTAACAAATGCAACAAGTGTTGACTTTGATGCTAAATCTAATATAACTACAGGTAGTGTTATTGCTTCTGTAAGTGCTGATACTATTGAGTATGATGCACAGGCTACCTTTTCATTATCTGGTGTTCTAGCTAACCTGTATCGCAACCTAGATGACCCTATAGCCGTACAGTTCCCGTATCAAGACTTTGCAGATGACTACAACACAAATAGAACTCTCTTTGTTTCTGCATACGAGGGTAGCGCTACAGTACATATAGCAGAAGAAGATTACACAGTTTACATACAAGAACAACAAGGTAGCAATACAGTTCATATTGCAGCGTAAGGATTAGTTATGTCATATAAGTGGCCCGATAAAGATAAAGATGAGATCGTAGACTACAGTGTTGACTGGTCACGCTTCTTAAAGGATGACACACTGGCTGCTGCTGTATGGTATGCCAAGGATGCAGATGGTGTTAAGACACAGTTTAGTGACGCTACTGTAATCAACGGCTTACAGTTTGTTACAGGTACACTGTCTGGTAAGGTTTCTACTGCACGGTTTTCTTTAGGCACTAATAACATTAGATACACTATTATCTGTAGCATTACGACAGGCTCTGGGCTACAATATGAGCGTAGTATCTTTCTGCGTGTCAAGGAGAAGTAAGAATGGCATACGATTACATTAGCCTAGTTAACGATATTAACCGCCGCCTTAACGAGGTAGAGCTTACAAGTGCTAACTTCCCTACCGCTACTGGGTACTACAGCTTTGCTAAGGATGCCGTTAACGCTGCCATTCGTCACGTCAATCAGGAAGAGTTTGAGTGGCCGTGGAACCATGTAGAAGAAACAGAAGTCTTGGCTGTAGGCGAAGTACGCTATAGTATGCCTTACGACAGTAAGACTATTAACATGAATACTTTTCGTATTAAGCGAGATGCAGATCTTAATGTAGAAACAGTGAAACTAAAAGTTCTTACTTATGAAGAATGGCTTGACAAGTTCGCTGATTATGAGTATAACTCTGAAGCAAGTACTAGAGGTGTACCACAGTATGTAGTACGTACTCCTAGTAGAGAACTTATCTTTTCTCCAGCACCTGATAAAGAGTATGAAGTAGTATATGAGTATTACCGTACAGGCTATGATCTAGAGTCTTCCACAGATGTACCTACACTACCTGAGCAGTACCGTTATAATATTGTTGATGGTGCTATGTACTACGTCTACCAGTTTCGTGGAGACATGCAGGCAGCACAATTAGCACTACAGAAGTTTGAGCAAGGCATTAAACAATTACGTAGCTTACATATTAATCGCACAGAGTACTTGCGAGACACGAGAGTACATTTCTAATGGCTACACAGTGGCAGACATTCCCTATTGAGTTTAGAGGCGGTCTCATCTCTAACCTTAGCCCTCTACAACAGGGTACTAATGCCGTGGGTTCTGCTACTGTCTTGCAGAACTTTGAGGCATCTAGAGAAGGTGGTTACTCTAAGATCAGAGGGTATGAGAAGTTCAGCACTACAGCTGTACCTGGATCTGGCCCTATACTTGCGCTCAAAGTGATAAGCTCTGGGCGTATTGTTGTAGCTAGACAGAATGCTTCCAACGTAACAGAGTACTACTACGGCACAGGTACTACGTGGACATCTATGGGTGCAAGACCTTTGCTTGGCGGTAAGGCTAAGCATGTTCTGTATAACTTAGATGGCGATGATAAAGTTATATTTGTAGATAGTAACAACTACCCTGCTACATACAACACATCAGGCAATACTATTACTGCCATTACAGGTAGCACAGACGTACTAGGCGCAGATAATGTAGCAGTATTCAAGGACACAGCATTCTACGCTAAAGGTAATAACCTATACTTTACTGCACCATTTACTGTAGATGACTTTAGTGCTGCTAATGGTGCAGGGTCTATCAACGTAGCTAATGAGATAACAGGTCTAGCTGTCTTCCGTGACCAACTTATTGTATTTACTACTGATACCATTAAACGTATAACAGGTAGCACCGCAGCAGACTTCAGTGTATCACCTATCACAGACCGCATTGGCTGTATTAGTGGTGATAGTATTCAAGAGGTTGGTGGTGACATCATGTACCTCGCACCAGACGGTATTCGCCTTCTTAGTGCTACTGATCGTATTGGTGACTTTGGTTTGGACATTGCATCTGATCCTATTG